CGAATACCCCTACTACCTGCTGGACAACTATCGCAGGAGCAGCAAGCACAACGCTATCGTCAACGGCAAGGTGAACTACATCATGGGCGGAGGCTGGCAGGCAGGGGATGACTTGACCGTGGAGCAACAAGCCCGGTTCATCAAGTTCTTCGATGGAATGTCAAGCACGGAGGACCTCAACGACATCACCGAGAAACTGGTCTTGGACTTAGAGATTTTCAACGGCTTTGCGGTTGCGGTCACTTGGTCCAAACTTGGCACGATTGCGAAGATGGAACACGTCCCGTTTGAGAAAATCAGGGTTGACAAAGAGGAGAAGATGTTTCAGGTGGCTGACTGGTACAACGACGATATGATGCAGTTGTTCCCGAAGGTGGGCGACATCGAAAAGATTCCTGCATTCGACCCGGAGAATCGCCTCGGAAAGCAGTTGTTCTACTATCGGGTCTACGCAGCAGGCGTGAAGCACTACCCTCTACCCGAATACATCGGAGGGAACGCTTGGATTGAGGCAGACGTACAGGTCGCCAACTTCCACAACAACAACCTCCGCAACAACTTTTGGGGCGGTTACTTGATAAACTTCAACAACGGGATCCCGACACCCGAAGAACAGGGGGACATTGAAAGGCAAATCAAGCGCAAGTTTTCGGGAACCGACAACGCTGGTCGCTTCGTTGTAACCTTCAACGACGATGCTGCAAAGGCCCCGACCCTTGAACCGCTCACTCCGAGCGATATGGACAAGCAGTTCGAAATCTTGAACAAGGCTATCCAACAAGAGATATTCATTGCCCATCGTGTAACCAACCCGATGCTATTCGGAGTCAAGACCGAGGGCCAATTGGGTGGACGCAACGAATTGGTCGAGGCTTACGAACTATTCAAGGCGACCTACGTCAACGACCGGGTGCGCAAAGTGGAGCGGATGATCAACTACCTCGGCTCGTTCAACGGAGTCGAAGGGATGGAACTTATCCCTGTGGAACCCATCACAGAGCGACTAAGCGAACAAGCCCTCTTGCAGATAATGACCCAAGACGAATTGAGGGAAAAGGCAGGTCTGCAACCGCTTGAGAAACCTGCCGATGTGGTTGGACCTAACCCCCAACCCGATGAGCAACCGCAAGCCGTGGAAGCATTGCAGAGCAATGACAACATCAAGAAACTATCGGGCAGGGAGTATCAAAACCTGATGCGAATCGTCAGGCAGTATATGCAGGAGAAAATCACGCTTGAGATGGCTCGGACCATGCTTTCGGCTGGCTTCGGCCTATCAGCCCAAGAGATTGACACGATGCTCGGAGTTCAGTCCCAAGAGTTCAGCGAACCGACTTGGGGCCAAGATGACGATGAGGACTACGGATGGGGCGACGAAGAGTTCAAGGTCTTGGAGGTCGTTGCCTCTAAGTTCGGATGCCATGCAGACGACTATCATGTCATGCACTCAAAGCCGATGCGGTTTGACTCCAACATCGACGAAAACATCCGTTTAGCCTTTGCCGAACTGGGCGAAGAAGAAAAAGAATTGGACTTGAAGATTGAGGCTTATCGCAAGAAGAAGCGGGACGCAAGCGTTGAAGAAATGGCCAAGGAGTTCGGGGTCAGCAAGGCCAAGGTCGCCAAGCGGGTCGCCTACTTGATTACCAAGGACCGCTACCCAATCAGCCGGGCGGTGGACAAGATAGCCGAGCAGAACCTTCCCAAGAATGTCAAGGAGGTTGCAGAGCCTGTACTGGAAGTCCGCTACAAATACGCTTGGGCCACAGGGTTCAGCAACAAGGACAAAGGCTCCAGCCGTGAGTTTTGCAAAGTGATGCTTGACTTGGCAGGGCAAGGCAAGGTTTACACCCGTGAGGACATCGACGGGATTTCTGCAATCATGGGCTACTCCGTTTGGAATCGCAGAGGCGGTTGGTATCACACGCCCAGCGGAGTGAATCGCCCGCAATGCAGGCACGTATGGGAGCAGCAACTCGTTATCCGTAAAGGCAATAAAATCACGAAGGCATGAAGGCACTATTCATAAGCGAAGAAACGCTACTGGACAATAGCATTATTAACGAGAACGTATCCTACACCCAAATCCGTCCAACGGTTGTCAAGGTGCAGGAGATGCGGATTCAGCCCATCGTTGGCTCTGCACTCTACGGGGAATTGGTTACGCAGGTCGTCAGCGGTTCAACGTCTGCGCTCAACCAAACGCTCTTGGAGGACTACATTCAGCCGGCTATGATTCAATGGCTCTACTACGAGTTGCCCATGGTCTTAGCGTTCAAGTACATGAACAAGGGGATGGTCCGTAGAACGAGCGAAGAGTCCTCGCAAATGAGCATGGAAGAGATTACCCGGCTGACCGATAAGGTCAAGAACGATGCCGAGTGGTATTCCGAACGGATTACTCGCTACCTAATGGAGAACCGCAATTCCTATCCGCTTTGGAACTCGCCTCCGTCTGCATTGGATACTATCTACCCGAACGCAACCAACTACCGCACCGGGATGGTCTTGGACCGCAACCGAAGGATGGGAATCAGCAACTTGGACTACCCCTACCCCTACGGTCAATTCGGGGCGTGTAATGACTGCTGACGATGGGAGCGCATAAAAAAAACATACTGAAACTACAAGCCTATGTCTTGGATAAAAATCAAGCAAGCCCTGCTGGACCTTGCAAATGCTCATCCACAGGTCAACTCCTTCGGGACGGGCGACCCTCTTGCAATCGGAACGGACAACACCATCAACCTGCGAACCCCAAGCCGTGAACGCATCGTCTATCCGCTCGTGTTTGCGGACGTTCAGTCGGCAACTACTGATGCTGGGACTTTGGACCTTGTGGTCGGTGTCTATTTTAGCGACAGGGTGGAATCCATCAAGCCGATGGGCGGAGTGGTTTCAGGCAGCCCTACGTTGGGTTGGCAGGATAACGAGGATGAGGTCTTAAGCGACCAACTGCAGGTAGCACAGGACTTTATATCATCGCTTACAAACGACCCAAGCGAAGACTGGACCCTTAGTGCCTCCGTGAGCCTTACACGCTTTGTAGAGAGCAGGGATGACCGCACTGCAGGGTGGCAGGCGACGATGACCTTTGAGATTCCGTTCGGCCATTCGGTTTGTGAAATTCCAACCTAAAAGACATTTACAATTAAACGCTAAAAAATGCCTACACCCATATTGCAACAAATGCTCGGCCAAGGTGGTACGATGGAGTTTATCAATGGATCCGTTACTGGAAAGAACTACGACTTTCTTGTAGTCAACACCGCAGCCACATTCACAACTTTAACCGGAACTGGAAGCGAGAACCTGCTAACCGCTTACAACTTTTCGGGGGCTTCTATTTCCGCTGGCATCGTGATAAGCGGTCGCAATGGCGGTAAGATTACTGCCGTCAATCCAAGCGCAGGTTCCGTCATCGGTTACACCTTCCTCTAAGATGCTGATAGGTTACGGCTACGGCTACCCGACCAATATGCTCCAAGGTGGCGTTGCTGCTGGGGTGTGGGCCTTGTTCAACGCACGGGCTACGACTGACGGAGCAACCGCTGCCGAGGCTGCCGTTGATGGATGCCTCTTCAATCGCTTTGCAGTCATCTACAACTTCTAAGAATGCCAACACCATCGCTAATCCTTGTTCCTGCTCGCTTTAAGACGGGCAAACTATACACACCCTTAGCAACGACTTCGGGCGGTGTGGTATTGGGTGCATCGGGCGACTTTAATGTAACCCGGGCAACTACGGCAACAAGGGTCAACGCAAGCGGATTGATTGAGGTTGTCGCTTCGGGGATTCCGAGGTTGGACTATCCTCTTGGCGGTGGATGCCCTGCTCTCTTGGTGGAGGCGAGTGGGTCCAACTTGGTCGTTCAAAGCGAAAACTGGCTTGCGAGTGGATGGCGTTCGGATGCAACGGCAAACGTTACAACCGTGTCAGCGACCACGGGAACACTTGACCCGTACGGTACGAACACGGCCAATGCAATCAGTCCAACAAGCGGAAGCACATCGCATCTAAAAGTAGGAAGCGACGCTGCGATAACTTTTACAAGCGGAACAGTCTATACATCAAGTGCTTTTTTTAAGCAAGGAACAGGCAACGCCGGAAGGTATATTCAAATTGCTTGGCCAGCAACAAGGTTTGCTGCGAACACCTTTGCGAATTTTGACTTGGAACTCGGAACGGTTGCCCTTGTAACTGGTTCGACTGTAACGGCAGGGATAGAGAATTACGGGAATGGTTGGTATCGATGCAGATGCACGAACACTTGCATAAGCACTGGCACGGGCAATGGTATTTCCACTGCGTTAATTGAAACAAGCGGAGCGACAAGGCTTCCAACCTTTACTGGTACAACTACGGATGTCCTTTACGGCTGGGGAGCGCAGACCGAAACAGGCTCCATCGCCACCTCCTACATCCCCACAACCACCGCAAGCGCAACACGCAACGCAGAAGTCATAAGCCTATCAGGAGCA